GTTCAAAAAAGATAATCCCCATCTACAACAAATAATTTCTAGCGGACAGAACGTGATTGAGTCTGCGCGCCTCGGTCGTATGAAACCTGACCAAGGTTTTCGTGATTTGCTTTCGTCTATGAAAAACAATAAAGCTTATACAGGAAACAAGATTAACGACTGGAAATAAAACTTTCTTGGTCGTTTTTCGTCATTAAGGAGGTTATACATGCCAAAGAGTCGTATATCGCAGAAAGAGAGAAGAAGATTGGAACGTAATAAAAATGGAACACTTGATTCAAAATTTAGTATGAGACCCATTAAACCAATTACAATCACTCAGGAAGATATGTTTGACAGTTATAAGGCTGGATATAATATTGCCGCAATAGGAACAGCAGGAACAGGGAAAACAATGTGTGCTCTATACATGGGCTTACAAGACATTCTCCAAACTGATGAATATGATCAAATGATTATAGTTCGTTCCGCAGTACAAACAAGAGAACAAGGCTTTATGCCAGGGTCACAAGCCCAAAAAGAAGCGGTGTATTCAGTACCTTATGCAGACATAGTTAATAATTTATTTGGTCGCGGAGATGCTTGGGAGATAATGAAGCAAAAACGCCAAATTAAATTTATGACATCTTCATTCGTGCGAGGACTTACATTTGACAACTCCATTATCGTTGTTGACGAATGTCAATCAATGACATATCACGAGCTTGATAGTATTATCACTCGTGTAGGAGAATCTTCAAGAATTATATTCTGTGGAGATACAAGGCAAGATGACTTATTTAACTCACGCAATAAAAATGATGTAAGTGGATTAGGTAACTTTATTAATGTACTTAATCGTATTCCTTCATTTAGAGTTGTAAACTTTGGAGTCGAGGATATTGTTCGCTCAGGCCTCGTAAAGGAATATATTATTGCGAAAGATAAATTTGAATCAAATAGAAACGTAGTTCATGCTGCTTTTGCAGTAGCTTAAAGGAGGACAACGAGGGTGGCCGGGGTAACTCGGCCATTCTTTATATTTGGATATATAGTATTATGACACAAGAAATTGAAAATCACAAAATAAAATGGTTACGCAAACAAGCGTTCCGAGTAGAAGTAAAAGCAGCTGATGCTGAAAAAGCTCTTACTTGGCTACAAGAGAATGTAGAAGAAAAATCTTACGAATATTCTATCAAAGAAGATTTAGGAGGTTTACATACTTTCTTTTTTGAAAACGCTTCAGACGCTTCCAGTTTCAGAGAAGAACTATTCGGTGACTCTCGAACCGTGAACGTCAGCTAATCAAAAACACACAGGATATATTATGTTTACCCACCACGATCATGGGATCGAATTACCCCATATAACAAGAAAAACAACAGAAAACGGAAGAAGATATTTCACACCAACAGGTGAAGCATATCCTTCTGTAACAACAGTATTAGGCATTCTCAGTAGAGCAAGTATTGCAGCATGGCGAAAACGAGTCGGTGAAGAAGAAGCAAATCGAATCAGTTCACAAGCCGCAAGACGAGGAACAGCAGTTCATAAAATTTGTGAAAACTATCTAGATAATAAAGAAGATTGGAAGGATGGAGTTCAACCATCAAATATGTTTATGTTTAATACAATGAAACCTGTACTAGACAAAAAGATAAATAATATATGGTTCCAAGAGGCTTTTTTATATAGCGATGAATTGGAAACTGCAGGCCAGGTTGACTGTATTGCTGAATATGATGGTAAACTTTCGGTTGTTGATTTTAAAACATCTAGAAGACCAAAACAGTTTGAATATATTTCTGGTTACTGCATGCAGGTTTCCTTTTATGCCAAAGCCTTTGAAGAACGAACAGGCGTTCCAATAGAACAAGGTGTAATTGTTATTGGAGTTGATGATTCAGAACCACAGGAATTTATTATTGATACTTCTGAATATTTGGAACATTTCAAAGCTGTAAGGGAAAAATATAAAGAATTGTATGAAAAAGATGCGGTACATAATAGTTGATGAGAATATGGGAGTCTTTTTAGGAACATATCAAGGCCATTCCCTAGGTGCCGAAGATGACGATCGAATGTATGCATGTTTTGCTGAAAATAATCCTTTTGGGTTAACCACTGCTTGTTCTTTTAAATCGGAGAGAGCAGCAACTCATTACATTAAAGATATGTTTCCTCACAGAAAACAAGAGGAATTAAGAACATTACCAGTCAAGACAGACTCAGAATTTCCAAGTGTTGTAGAAATGATAAAGGCAGGTTATGGCAAGCATTGCCATGATATGCTAGATGTGATGTTTGAGTCAGGAAATCAAACAGTTCACTAAACGTGTTGACATTTAAAGTTTTTTATGTTAATATATAGTATATATGAAAACATCAAATAAATTAATCAACGATGCTCTAATGTTGGCCATTCAGGCTCACGGAGACCAAAGACGCAAATATACGGGCGAGCCCTACGTGCTTCATCCTATAGGCGTATCTAAGATTGTGGAAACCGTAACACATACGCCTGAAATGATTGCCGCTGCCCTTCTCCACGACGTGGTAGAGGACACAGATGTGACATTTAGAGAAATCAAAGAACAATTTGGCCCAGTCGTGGCTGAATATGTACACTATTGCACAAATGTTTCCGAAAAGGAAGACGGCAATAGAGCGTTCCGTAAAAAGATGGACGCAGACCACTTCGCTCTAGGGCCGGCAGAGTCCCAGACAATTAAAATAGCTGACTTGATTCACAACAGCGAGTCTATTGTCAAGCATGACCAGAAATTCTTCCACAAAGCATATAAGCACGAAAAAGCATATATGTTAGATATCCTTAAAAAGGCTGACGAAGAGTTAGTCTCTAAAGCTCGGGGTATTTTGGACGAAAACTGGACTCCAATCCACAAGCAATAACCCTTATTCTAAAAAGTTATAACGATATACTGAAATTGTATAAAAAATGTGTTGACTTTTAAAAGCAAACCTATTATAATGGTTACATCAAATGGGAATAAGGAATAGGAGATGAACATTTACGAGATTTACGTCCATGGTATCAGCAAAGGATATGTCAGTGCATTTTCTGAGTACAGTGCTCGTGAGCAGTATTACATGAAGTATGGTGGTGCAAGCCGTTATTCAGGCATTGGTATGGACGACATTAAGGTTATTAAACGATAAGGATTGAAATGATGGATGTAGTGAAACATATCGAGCGTAAGGTCCTTGCGCTCCAAGAAGCCGAGGTGGCAATGTTGACTCTTAATAGTCACCTTCAAAAGGAACACTTCCCACCTGAAACACTGGCAATGATTTCAGAGCTTAAAGTGGATTTGTACGAAATCCGAGATGCTCAAGCCCAACTGGAAAATAATTCAACTTTTTAAAGTAAACGTGTTGACATTTGCTTTTAAAAGTATTATAATGTACACATAAAATGAAAAAAGGTAATAAAGGAGTTGTTATGAAAAATTATTTTACTGTGAGACAGGTTAAAATCTCGGACGCTGATAAGGATCTACCGAATCAGTTAGGTTGGGACGGCGCAATTAAAGCCTCCCCTGCTTGGAAAGCTAAAATGGATAACATGAGAGCATCTCATGATTCTTTCGATTTTGATCCATCAAGTTTAGCTCACTACCATGATTGTTTCTTGGTTCAAGCAGACGATTTGGACGATGTGTTTAGGATTACCAATCTTTGGAATGATCCTGATGCCGTTCACACTTATACCCCAGGGCATTCTACCTCTGTGGGGGATATCATTCAGGATAATAAATCAGGTGACCAGTTCTTGGTCTGTGATTTTGGTTTCAAAAAGGTAGCGTAATTATGTTTAATTTGGTAAAATCAATGCAAGACAATATCTCAAAAGTGTATATTGGTAAAGTGAACACCTGCCGATGTGGCTGTGCTGGTGATTATTATTATGCTGATGGGTCGGTTTGGGACCCAAAGGCAAATGATGGCCGCGGAGCTTATACTAAAAACGATGTTCTTGCTCAGAAAAAGATCAAAACGATTTTCAACCGTGTTATGAAGTGTATCAACGCTGATATCATGGGAGATTCAGACCTTGCTCAGAAAGTGAGCAATGTTTTTATTGATGATACTGGAATCCATGTGGATGCGGGTTCTAGGTCTTATGGTGTGTATTTCGATTAATTTTATAAGGAGTATTTGTTATGGCACATAATTTAGAAATAGTAAACGGTCAAGCTCAAATGGCTTATCGTTTAACAGCCGGGGTTCCCTGGCACGGACTTGGGGTACCTGTCGGTGACGACATGACACCTCAAGAAATGCAAACGGCAGCTGGTCTTGACTGGACTGTCAAAAAAGTCGACTCATTTGTTGAGTTGAATGGTGAAAAGATTCCTACGGGTCAGCAATCGCTGATTAGGGAATCTGATGGAAAAATCCTAACCAATGTCGGTGGAAACTGGAATCCAGTTCAGAACTCAGAAGCTTTTGATTTCTTTACTGATTTCGTTAAAGCTGGAGACATGGTTATGGACACAGCAGGTAGTTTGAAGGACGGACAAATCGTCTTTGCAACAGCTGATGTTCGTGATGGATTTGAACTCTTTGGTGGAGACGAAGTGAAAGGATATCTTCTTTTCTCTAATCCTCATCTTTACGGAAAGGCAATCGATGTCAAATTTGTAATGACACGAGTGGTATGTAATAATACATTGACTATGGCATTGGCTGAAAATAATCAACCAGCGGTTCGTGTATCACATAGAAACGAGTTTGATGCTGAAAAGGTGAAAGAACTTCTTGGGATTTCACATACAAGGATTGCACAGTTCAAAGAGGCTGCAGAGTTTCTTGGTTCAAAGCGTTACACTGACTATGACTTTGAGAGATTCCTCGGTAAAGTCTTTGGTGTGTCTACTAACGACAAGCGTGAACTCAGCAAGACTGGTGTGAACCTTAGCCCAACTGCTCAGAGAGCCTTGGAGATTGTTGATAGTCAACCAGGTGCAAATTATGCTCCAGGTACATGGTGGAATGCTTACAATGCAGTCACCTATATTACCGACCACGAACTTGGTAGGAATGCAGACTACAGAGCTGCGGCCGCATGGTTCGGACACAACGCAAAGAGGAAACTTGATGCCCTCAACGTTGCTGTTGAAATGGCGGAGGCTGCATAATCAGGCTTTTCGGAAAGGTCAACTCGAAGGGGTTGACTTTTCTGGCTTTTGATGTTATAATACTAAAATAATGAAAAAGGATATATTATGAGATTTGACAGAAACGGACTAATGACTATGGAGGATGGAACCACCATCAAAAAAGATTCCAAAGGTAAACAAAGAACAGATGCATGGGTCGGCAGATTCCATGTTGGTTGTGCAGGAGATATGCTTGAGCTTGAGAAAATCAAAGACACTGTAAAGTCTATGAACAAACTTCTCAGCCAAGGAGATGCTACTGATAAAAGGGGAAATCCTATCAGGTATAGGGTTAAAGTAAAAGGCAGGAAGCCAATCAATAAAGTTATCAATCCTAGAACTGGTCGTGAAAACGGCTTTACACATTTTGGTGATATTATTGGTGGAATTGAAAACGCCTCTGAACTTGATGCTTACATTTACAGGAGATAATGTGAGTATTAATTGGTTATTTGGGTGGGTCAGTATTGACTACCTACAAGAAAAAGGAATACTATGAAGATTAAATTTGATGTCGAGATTGACACACAACAAGATAAAGATATTGGTGATGAGATCATCCATCTTCTTAAACTATTGGCTGAAAGGCTTGAACAACTAAACGATGAGGACTACTGATAAATTAATGCAACTTTTTTCACTTAACGTGTTGACATTCGCTTTCAAAGTTGATATAATATACTTATAAAATGAAAAAGGAAATGATTAATAAAGGAGTTGTTATGAAATCAGTGAAAATTTTTGAAAAAGGCCCAAAATTTGTTTTTGACAAATGTTTGCAAGCCGCTGAATGGATTTGTGGAGATTGGCCTGAAGGTGAAGGCTTCGGTTCTTCTGACAGAGCTGCGGTTTACAGGTCTGCTCTTAGAGATGTAATCGGGCATGAAAATGCTAATAACCATTTCGACGGAAAGCTTGAATTAAATCCCACTGAACTTGAAATGTTCAAAATGGGAGTTTACAACGCAATTTCTGATGTGTTTGCAAAGGAGGCACTTTAATATGAAAAAATTAGTCATCTATACTCAATACAAAGAGAACTACGGTGCCCATGATTGGGACGGCAAGGGCGAATGCCCACAATATTGGAAGTTCAAGGGTGGTGATACCTATGTTCTTCCTAACTGTGGCGATAGCGCCGATGTTGATGCCATTCTAGAAATGGTTACTCCTTTCATCACTCATTCTGATTACTATTCTCAGGAATATATTCTTAGTACCGAAGTTGTAGACTTCAACGCAAAGGTTGCCGAGGATTGGGAAACTATCACTGAGTTTAACCTCATTGGTGGAACTGTGAACTTTATGAAGGTCACTGATAACCGTGAAGATGGCTGGATGCGTAAAGAGATTCTTGAGAAAATCGAGACTTGGACTGGTTGTCTAGAATCAAACTCTGGTCGTGCAAACTACAAAGCTGAATTTCTTATGGAAGACGGTGACAGCTGTAATAGCGAGAACGAACTTAGAGATTGGTTTGAAACCAAGGAGGCTGCATAATGGGAATCGTGAATACAATTTTTATGATAGTGATGATGACCTTCATGATGTTGGTGACCTATATGGGCTGCCATATTAGTGAAGAGAAAAGGCAAGGAAAATGGATACCTCTTCCTTGGGAAAAAGATGGCTGGGCCAGAAAACTGTTTGACAAAAATGATGTCAAATATAGAGATGGAGATAACACATGAACGAGACCTACGCAAAAGAATGTATCGTTGAATGTATTGACAACGGTAAACAGGTCGAAGCAGAGGTCGGCAGGTTCGAGCCGTTAGAAAGTTTACAGGTTTATATGAATACCGTAAAGGTGAACTTAAAATACAACTCAAAGCAAAGTATATATGTCGGCACTCAGTTTGGTATGGACTTTGTATCAGAAGGACCAAAACTTTTAGGAACATACCGATGAGTAAAATCCAAGTTTTACAAGAGATTACCGATTGGGGTAGTGAAAGCCTAAATGAAAAGAATGGCATTTACTATGTCAATGACCATGGCCACTTGGTTGGCTATAATGGTAAAATGTTTAAATCGCCAATGAAACAGTTTTCAAAGGCAAGGCGTAAATTTAAAGTTATCGGAGAGTTAACTGATGAATAATATAGATTGGAAACGCTGGGGGAAAGTTGCATTGGTTGCACTTCCAGTAGTAATATGGGTTGCTTGGTATGAAATTATTAAATTGATTCATGCTGGTAACGAATGGTTCAACGATTTCGGCGACGAATGGCTTGAGGATTTTTTAAATAAGGATTGATTATGAGTAATATTATTTTACCCACTAGCGATAGTGATAAAAAGAGAATTAAAGATTGTATGCAGGAAATTTCCAATTCATACACTCGACAAGAAGCTGAAAGAAGCTTTATCAAAGAGGCAATTGTCTCTCTATCAGAAGATGTGAATATTCCTAAAAACATTTTGGCAAAAATGGCTAGGATTTATCACAAACAAAATATGGCCGATGTTGTGGCTGAAGTTTCCGACATCGAAGCTTTACTAGAGACAGTAAATGGCAGTTAAAACAGAAGTTCATCAACAGGGCACCGCAATGGAGCTCAAGTTATCACGAAAGCTCGTTCGAGCAATGGAAGACTCAGGTGTGGTTCTCACGCCTGATGTCTCTCCTCATCTACAAAAACTTAAAGAGTTTTATAAAAAGCAAATCAAAGCAGGACTTTTGTAACATTTTTGTAAAATATTAATAATTTTTATATTATATTATAAAAATTTTGTATATATATTATTGTATGGCAAATCGGCATACAATTCATT